ATTGCAAAGATTAGTCCAGTAGGACCAGACATTGGCTGAACACCAGCAAGGTCATATGCGACCAAGTTTGGCATTGCACGCCTAATCAAGGAGATTAGAACTGGATCGAAACCAGCAACTGGACCAGCTGCTGTAGCATCTGAACCATAACCACCTTGAGCACCAACTGCATTAGCAGAGTTGGTTGGGTTTTCCATCAGATTTAATCCACCAGAATTAAATGCTGATTCTTCTTTTAAAAATTTTTCTTGGTTTTCTAACAGGACAGCGGTAACTGCTTTTCTATGACTGTCTTTGATTGGATCAAGACCTTCATAGTCTAGCAAAGGACTCCACTTTTCCTGCAGATGTTCTGATTGGAACATTGCTTTTACCTATAAAAGTGTGATTTTGTACGTTTGAACTAATAATTAATTCAGCTCTGCGGTTTAAAGTTTCCAAGTGCTCTTACATAAGCATCCATTCCACCAGCAACTGGTGCAACAGTACTATCTACACCCTCAGAAAGGGTTTGAGCAGCCTTAGGTGCTTTAGCAGATTCAGTAGTTGTTCTTGTGAAGTATGACTCCTTAAGAACTTCTAACTTTTCACGATATTGTGTCTCACTATCAAACTCTACACTTTCAGCAAGTGAAGCGAGCTTTTCCTTTTGAGTTGCTGCCAACCCTTCAGAAACTGATTCTAAAATACCAGAAGCAACAGACTCACCGAGTCTCTTGTTCAATCCAATATTCTTATCAATCTGCTCATTGAGTTTTGTCTCCATATCATCTAGTTTTTCTACCATGCTCTCAAGCACATCATATTTTTCTTCAGGGATAGTTACATAATGTTCTTCAAAGAGACCCTTCATTCCACTAAGGAATGATTCAGTCATTTCAGTCTTGAGACCATGTTCAATTGCAAGAGTATTCTCTACCATCCACTCTTCAGCAACATACTCGAGGTAAGAATCTACACGATCCTGCAGAGCAACTTTAAGTTCTGCTTTCTCTTCCTCTAGTTTTGCTTCATACTGGACTTCAAGAGTCTCTTGAATCTCTTTTACCTTAGAATTAAGAGCAGCTTCGAAAATTACCTTTGCTTTCTCTTTAAATTCTTCGGATAATTCTTCTCCTCCTAAGAGGGCATTAACATCATCTTCGATGTTAACAGTTTCGTCCACGTCCACTTGGTCTTCAGAAACTACTTCTTGTGAATCTTCCACTTTAGGTTCATCTCCTTGCTTAAGTGTGCCAGGTGTTGCATTACCAGTAGGTGCTTTTGCATCCCCTGCAACGGCTTTACTGTTGACTACATCATGCACAGTCTTAATCTTGGGCTCTTTTAGTTTAGCAGAGTCACCAGTAGGACTAGCATTTTCAGGTGTAGGTCCACCTAGATCCTCAAAAGGAGGTGTGTTGCCAGGAGTGCTTACTCCAGAAGCATTACTACCCTCTTTAGGGAGGGCCGAATCTCCTGATGCAGCGTTGGCATTCACGGCAGTTTTAGATTGCTCCATTTCTTGTAATTTCGTACCACGAGACATTTTGGACAGCTCCGATTTATTTTTTAGTTAAATCTATATTTATTTAGTAGATCTTTAATTTACAATGAGTTTAAAAACTCATCGAAAAGACTAGCTTTATTCTCATCTAGTTGCTTTTGATCAACTAGAGTATTGATTTGCTTGTATGTTTTAGCAGCTTGGGCTTCTCTTAGGATACCACCATCCCAAACCCAATCCTTTCCTTCCATTATTCCTTCAACAAAAGCATCAGGTGCAGAAGGGTCTGCCACTATATCTGCAGCAGTTGATAACATAAAGTCATCACTAACCACATTATATCCTTCACGAGTTGGTTTCAATGAACCAATTCCTCTTGAAGAAACACCAA